TAAGTCAATGACTTAACAGTGATGTGGGAGGCCGCATTTAAGCGACCTCCCACGCCCGTAAGCCGAGATGTTCTCGACTCACGAGCGAGCTACCGACAGTCCAGTACCCTTCTGAGAGCGTGACAACGCCCTCAGTCCCCCAGCGATCACCCCATAAGGGTATGTCGCTGGAGGGCCTCATGGAGGAGAAGGAGTGGAGGATAGCTGGCTCATAATGTCCGGCCCGTTGTTCAAGCGGTACGAACTTTAGAGTCTTTAACTCTCCAGCCCAGAAGAACCACTGATCCGCGACGCCGCGAGGCGTTACGTTCCAGGAGGCATAATCTGAGTTATGAAGCACTACGTCCCCGGCCCCAGAGGGGCCGAAAAATCTCAAGAAACTTGGGATTTTACGTAGTACTCGGCTAGCGGCCCTTTTGAGGCCGCACCGCACCAGACCGTTGTGAAACGAAAAGGTGTCGGAGATGTCATTTAGAGACTCGAGCCTATATGTCGGCAATTCATAGCCATCCCAAGCGTTCATCCCGCAGGATTCACGAAAGTACCCACGATCAAATGACTTTCTCTTATTTACGGAGAAGCCAAAGATCTCGAGTACCTCGCAAACCCGCTGGTAGGCGTTGGTTGAAACTATGATATCGTCTCCATATACGGTGGCGCATTCACCACCAACCTCTTCAGCTGCGGAGCACGCGAGAGCCCAAAACACAAGTGTTTCGAGTTCGAACGTGAACCCATTGCCCATACTACTGAACTTATGGTTCAGCCGCCAATCAGGTTTCTTGTTAGATCCCCAATTGGTGAATGGACTACGGGTGGCTTCCATGACACGAAGCCAAACTGTTAAGTATGGGTCCGAGCCGAAAAGGGTCTGTATCAACCGGCGAGCGATTGTATCGCTAGCACTGGACAAATCGATTGTTGCAAAGCAGCCGTCTTCCGACGCCTGCAACGCAAGCATGCGATTAGTCTCCTGGTCGTCTAGATCAATGCCGATCCGCTTCAAGCGAGATCGAATCACTGAACCTAGACCAAGCTGGACGTAAACGTTCAGCCCAGGTTCGATACAGATAGATCTGTCAGTCAGTGCCGTTTTAGGCACGGTAGCCAGGCCATTTCCTTTGATAAAAGAAACCCTAGGACTGAACGGTCCGTCAGGTTCCCGAGCACACAACCAAGTGCCCCAAAGGTGATTGCTCTCCAAAAGAGATGCAATAAATGGCATCACCGCTTTGGTCGCCGAAAGGTTACCAAAGAACTTGTGATATGAGGACACGTAAGGACGCTTATTTAAGGCGTCTGAACCAGGTCCCCATCGGCATTTACCAAGATGCTCTGACAAGTGGTACTCGCCTAGCACACGTCTGATTTTACGTTTGGCATTCGAAAGAATGCCTTCAACGCCGGTTGGGAAACCGGATCCGTGTGTGTACTCGAGTAGCCTGCAGTTAGTCTCGGCGCATGCAAGTTCAGCGGCTGCAGCCTTATCAAGGGCTGCCTTCTTGCGAGTCGCGGGCGTAAGCCCAGGAAGGCCATCGAATTTCCGAAGAAGTTCTGTGGCCATCCAGTCTCTCTGGAAGGATCCCCTCTCATTATAAGAGAGCGGATCAATCTTCATCTCGGCAAGTTGTAAAAACTCACCGTGACGAAGTAGAATAGCCAAGGCCAAACTGCGAGGGGAGTCAATCTCCTCGTAAGCGACCAAGGCGACTTCACGCCAGAGCTCCGGATCGGGTTCGTACCCGATCTCTCCCTTATGGGGAGACTTTCGAATATACCCACGCTTCATTGGAACCAATCCACTTTGAAGTCGTAGGAGAGGTCCAAGAAAGATACATCACTGTACTTCTTGAGAATCCTCACTAGGACTGGGTGGTTCTGGTTCTGTTGGTAGCTGAGAAGCCGAGTGATAAGTTCGACTTTCCCAGCTACGGTTTTGCGTTGGGCCGTCGTGAATTTCTTCTCGCCCCAGGCATCGCCCGGTGCGAAAATTACATCCACAGCGTCCCAGCTAAGCAAAACCATCTTCCGCGTCCGCTTTGCAGCGAGCACATCCTGCCATCTCCGGTCAGAGAGATCCCCAATGACGTGAGTCACGGGAAGTTCTTCATTCCAGAGAACAGTAAGCTCGTCCACAGTGCGGACGTAGATCAGAGAGCGATTGGTATACATTTCACACCTATAAGGTTGAAAATCCAGGGGAACATCCCCCGGCGAAAGGGTTTCTTAGTGGTGGACGACTCGAGGGGCGTCTCTTCGAAAAGAGACGGAACCTTCGATGTCGATCAACTTAGAAACCAGGAGATACAGCACGATCACAACAACAACCCCGGCTTTAGCTGGCCGGGGGAGCATAGTTGAGAACGACGTCTGTAAAGACAGCGAGCTGCGAGAAGTTCCGCATGAATGCCAGCGCATCCTTCACAGGCTGTTGGCCCGCCCGGCCATTGCGAACGATCTTCACCCAGAGGGTGGTATCGTAAGCGTGAGTCGGTTGCGGGTTGATGCCCGAAGCGGTGTTGTTGCTGAGCGATTCCAACGTGGGGAGAACAAAACGGAACGTAGTGGCCAATTGATTCGAGGCATCGCCGGCTTTCGCCATGCGATTCCCCTTGCCAGTTGGCATACGGACGTCGAGTTCTACCTTGTTGGCGCCCAACCACACACCGCCGTTGACCGAGTAATCGGCCCAGCCGAAGCGAACGGAACGATCCGGGAGGATCAAACCGCTAACATTTGGAATGAAGGTATGTGCGACAGGTGTCGTTTGTCCATCATTGATGGAGATGTTGGCATGAGCAGCCATGGGTAATATCCTTTTAAAGGAAAGTTGTTAACGGATACTCGGACGAGTACCGTTGAAGGCATACCTGAGGAGAACCCCCAAAGTCGCCATTTGCCCGTTTTTGAGATCGAAAGGATTGGATACGTTTACTTTAAGAGGCACAGCAGCTGGTAAGCTGGTGGGCACTCTGCTATAAGACTCGTACTTTAGGTACTGCCTATTAGCGGAAACGTAGTCCGGTGGACGACCATTGGAATTGGTATAATTTTTTAGAAGATACCTATCCGTTAGCGTCGCGTTCTTCGTGCCATAAATGGCCCGGAGAGGCGTTAGATTCTTGTATGTGTGCAAGCTCTCAAGGACTTGCCCAACGTTCAAGAACCAATCCACGACAAAACTCAGAGGTAGTAAGTTCCAAGCAACGGTGGCAGGGTCAGTAAAACCCAGTTCCTCCATTGTTGTAACTTCACGATGAGGCTTAAACCTCAGCTCGACACTCCAACGGCATCTAGCAACCTTTTTATCAAAGGAGGCGTATACCGGATTTGTAGTGTTCAAGCTACCTGCCGTCTGAGTAGTCACCTCGACGTTGTGGCGACGGGAGAAACGGTGTACACCGTCATCCTTAGCCATACGTCGCTCCGCTATATGCCTAGCCGCGGAGTCGATGTCCTTAAGCAAGGGGCGCCAAGCAAAGCTCAGCTCCATCCAAGCAGAAGAAACATCATCAAGGAAGTTCTTGTCGGCCATTGCTGATTTCGTTTTACGGATACCAGCTTCGTGCCTACGGTCGATGAGCACAACATCCCTCCGTCTTAAATTCCTCCTTGTGGGAGGTTTCCAGCCGGAGTAATATTTGGGCTCGTCACTTGGTTTCCTTTTAGGATCCCAAACCGGAACTTCCATGAAACGTCTTGGTCTTTCGACCATGACCTGCCACCCATCGTGTTTGGATGACCGACCCACTAAATGCTTGTAAGCATTAAATAGATCGCCTTTCTTGAAGGCAACAAAGCCGTGATAGAGACGACTAGCAGTGCGAGCTATGTGTCGGGCGGTTTCCCGCCCTTCACCTAGTGACACAGCCGCGTTCCATTGCTCTCTAGCCTCCTTAATCGATGAGTACAACTTCGCCTGAGCGATGGTATTAGCCTCGCTCTGCATCGATGAACTCACCGAACCCGAACCAGTATGCCAAAAGGTATGCGTGGCGGTCCGGGTGCGAACGTACCAATTCTCCTTCATAGGGCTATAGGTAAGATAATTACCCATAACCACGGAGCGTTGAAGCCCCCCACCACTCTTCCACTTTACGTACGAGAAGGCCGACCAAGGTCGTTTTCTCTTATTGTTGATGGAAGAGACTGAAGAAAGCCCATTGGCCGCCTCGGTTAAAACGGAGTTAGCTGAACCAGTTAAGGAACAGCCAGCTGAGTTACAACTTTGGGACCAATAACTTTCGGTGGTTTGTTGGAGAGATTTGGTGTAGTTCTTCATAGGTTACTCTTACGGGCAAGAGCAACCCTGTCCTGGCGAACCAGGCAGGTGCCGCCCTAGGTGGCGGTACTAGGTGATCCTTTCTAAAGGGATCTCCTTGCGGATGGGTTAAGG